CCTTTAATACTGTTTGGGAATACACTTATTAGAAAAGTGCAATAAGGGTTTAAATTTGATTTTTGGTACTATATTAGAGGATAGTACATATAATGTTTAGCGTCTATTATAGCGCTCTACTATTATATATAGGTGCTTTTTTAGTAAACCTACTGTTTAGGTTCTTTTAAATTGGGCAAGATCCAAAACTACAAAGTATCTCTTTAATTATTTGATTTACTTTAGTATAGTCTTTAGTACTACTATCTATGCTTTCGTTAATTACGTGCATATAAGATCCTGGATTAGAAGGTGTCGATACGAAGTCCCAGCATAAGAGGTCGAAGTCGTCTTGTACTTCCATTACGGACCCACCTGCTTTTAACGACCCTGTTCCTCTCGAAGATACTCCGACTGTAATATTTGAATCAATCAACGATTTTAGGATGTTGCCAGAAGGTGTTGGTAATATCTCTATTTTACCCATTATATGGTCTCCATCCCACCATATGTCGGTAATGTTATGAGAGACATTTTTTAAATTTATTACTGTTGTTTCAGGATGATCTAATTCTCCGAGAGCTCGATTCTCTTCAATACAAGCTTTATACTTATTAATCTCTCTTTCCCAAAGTTGTTTTGGATAATACCTACCGTTACCGTTCTTTACTTCAGCAGTAGCTAAAATACCTTCTACTAATGGAAGACCTCTTTTAGAGACTTTTCCTTCTGAGATTAGGCCTTTGGTTGGTGTAAATAGGTTAGTTTCTATTAATAAGTTACTCATATTCTTAATCTATATCTCCGTATCCGCTGGCTTTATGTTTGCCTTTAGCTTCTTTTTGTTCTTCTTGGACATAGCCTAAACCTTTAATACCGAATTGACCGTCTTTAACATAATAAAGGGAATCTTTAGCAAGGTTCTTTGTAACGAGTTCTTTAACCTCCTCTACAGTTTTATCTGCATTTTTAGGATCTTTCATCTCTACATAGAATCCGTTAAGAAGCTCTGCTCCAATAACGTTATCCATATTTTTATCGTCCTTGTAATCGAAGTTTTTTTCTTCCAGATCTGTTACTTCTTTAGATGTTTTCTTTTCAGTAGCTTTTGCTTCATTAAGGTTACTCTTGAAGATGTTAAACCAGTTAGGTTGAGTATTTTTAGAAGTTATATCGTTGCTTATGTTCTCAGTAATGATACCTCTCTCTTTTAGATTACTTACTGCTTGGTCAAAGGTTAATACGTTTGTTACGTGTTGAGGGAACTCTCTTTTTGCTTGTTTTAAGAATAATTCTTTATTTCCTTTCCCTTCTTTTATAAGGTTGTAGTTATTTTGTAAGCTTTTCATTATTAATAAATAGGTACGTTCTTGGTGTTTATTACTATTTCCAAAGGTCTTTATACTCCATCCCTTTAGCTTTTTTTCTTAATTGATGTTGATTTACTAGCTTATAACCCATATCTAAATAATAGTTACGAGCTGTTCCTTTAGCTCCTTTTTTAGGATTAAACGCAAACGGTGTTGAATAAGCTCCTGCAGCAGCGGAAGTACTAATCTCTCTTAACTGCTTCTTTAACCATTCTTTTCGCTTTGTACTCTGCTCCATTATAGGTTGTTTACTAATTCAGAATACTGTAATAAGTTTACGATATCGTCGTTACTAACTCTTTTAGTTTTACTGATAGGATTGGCGTACTTAATAACTTCTTCGAGTTTTATGATGAGTACTTTATCTTCTATCTCAGATATCTTAGATACTATATCTTTTTTGATTTCCTCTATTTTAGTATTGTAATAGTCTCGTAACTTACTAGTATTGTCGATAGAGGTAACTACCTCTTTTAAGATGGCTTTTTGATCTGAGGAAAAGCTATCGTATTTCTCATTAAACTTTTCTAACATAATACGATGTGTTAGTATTTTAACATCCTTTGGATATTCTATATACTCTTCCATCAAAGTGTCCTGTTTAGTTTTAACCGGTTCTTTTACTAGGTGTTCCAGTAATGTTATCTTATTATTAATAGTGTCTTCCGGTGTTATATTTTTACTACTCTGGTTTTCAATTAGGTTATTAAGTGCAGCGTATATTTTATAGTTAGTAACTTTAGCTTTAAAGAATTTCTCTACATCGTAAGATTTTTTTATTTCTTTAATAAGATTATATCTCTGCTTTTTGATTTGAGCTCGGTCGAGCTTTGATGCTGCTTCTAGGAGAGATGAAATTACTAATTCAGACTTAGTTTCTGATAGGTTTTTAAAGTTACTTAATTGCTCGTAAATTTTATACTCTTTTCCTAGTTCTGTGTTTACAAAGTATTTTTTTAAAGTTTTTATAGCAGGGGAATTAGTATTATCGAGAGTATCTGTAGTGATTTGTCTCACTAAAAGTTCGAATAATAGCCCTGTATTTTTATACTTTGAATGTTTAACTACTGCCATTTCTGCTATGTATTTATTATAAATAGTGTGTTATTCGTCTTCTCTTATTTGAGACTCGTCTAGGAGCCCGCCTTTCTTGTTTTTATCTTCAAATAGATTAACTTTTTTATCGGTAAAAGTCTCTAAAGTTTTGTAGTGTTTAGAGAATTCTCTCTTTGTAGACTCAAAAGCAAAGGGCTTTGTTTTATCCCTACCGTACCCTTGTTGATCGTCATTTTTCATTGCATCTTTTCCTATTCTATCTTTTCCTAATGGATCATTTTGAGTTCCTAGGTAGCTTACTTTTTCTTCCGGTCTACCTATTGTAGGTTCATCTTCATTGTATCCTGTTGGAACATTTCCGGGTCTATCATACACTCTACCTTTTCCATATGCAGTTGCAATATCATGAGGTGTTCCGAAAGATTTACCAGAGGTATTTGGATCATTTCCTTCGTTTTCAACTTGACTTAATCTAAAGTTTCTCTTAGCATCTTCTACTGTCAAGTCTCTCATCTCTTCATATTCATCTACTGATAGGTGGAAGATATTTTCGTATATCCAGTCAGAAGGGAATAGTTTAGAATCTGTCATTGATTGCATCAACTCCACCTTCTCTTTCAATAATGCAACTCTTTCTTGATCGTATATGATCGATGGAGTTGTTAGAGATAGTTCGAAGTTTACTAATTGTTCTTGAGTATATCCTTGAGTATATAAATGTATAAAGGCTATCTTATACAGTTCGGATACCATTATTCTCTGTATCTTCTCTACTGTTCTTGCAAATCGAATATCCTCTGCTGCAAGGACTGCTTTACCTGTTAAGTTCTCATCATAGCCTAAGAATGCTTTAGGTACTCTTAATGCAGCAAATAGCTTATCTCTTAAATACTCAACGTCATTTATACCGTCGTACTGTAATCCTCCTAAGGTATCAATTTTAGTCGTAGTATCTCCGTTTCTCATTGGTATGTAGAAATCTTCCATCAGATTCTGCATATTATACTTTAAGTTATATTGTCCTGTTTGAGGGTCTACGTATGGAGTTTTCTTTATCTTACTGATAGCTTTTTGTATAAAGTTCTCAACTTCTGCAGGAGCTATACCTCCTACATTCATATAGAATATTCTCTTCTCTGGAGCTCTTACTATTCTATGTACTAGCATAGCATCCTCCATTAAGGTATATTGTTTGAATAATTTTCTTGCTGGTTCTAGATAAGATCTTCCATAAGGTAGGTAATTTATATCTGAAAGAAGCCTAAAATGGGCCATTTCGTAGTTATCGAAATATAAGGCATTTTCATCATTAGTACCCGGTGTTGGAAAGTATCCGCTTGTACCGCTTGCTAAACCATTAGGGTTATATTTAAATCTTGTAGACATTGGATGAGCTTCATCGTATCCGTCTTGTCTCTCTATACTAAATGCGGTAAACGGTATAGCGTTGTAAACTCCATACTTCTCAGATATCTCTAACTTTAAAAAGAAGTCTCCATATTTACATGCATTTCGAATCCACCATGAAAGATTAAACTCTATATTTAATACATCATAGAATAAATTATAGAGTATTTTTTGTATATTTTCATCTGCAGATTTAATATGGAGTACTTCACCCATATCGTTTTTAAGAGTTGATTCTTCAGATAATATATCTAAGGTTGACGCTATAATAGCATCAGTATCCATTACGTCATACTCGGAGTAGAGTTGAGGTCTTAATTGTTGGTAGTTATATGTTGCTTGTTGTCCGTATAGTGAAGTAGGACTAGTTGAATGTATACTACTGTATCTACTTTGGAAGGAGTTATTTTCTAACTCTCCGGCAACTTGTATTTGATTTACGTCAGCTACTTTAAGTTGATTACCTCCTACGTTCCTAATTATAACATCTGTAGAGAATAATCTCTGTAGTCTGCCAAGTATGCTTTTATCTGCCATGCTTTATGAATGTAATATAAGTATAAATATTAAAGAAAGCCACTTCCCCTATTTATAGAGCCATGAAATATCCTCCCGTCCGCCTATTCCGTTATCTATCTCATTAGGGTTGTTTGTTTTCTGAGGTATATAAAACATATCAGGGGCTGTTGTCTTTGTTACGTTATCCCATACACTCCTTGCAAGTTCACTGTTTCCTTTCTGAATTCTAAAGGCAGTTTCTCGTACATACATTGCAATAGCCCAGGCCATTACTAGGTCATCATTATATCCTGATTGAGCTTCTGCTCGGTTATTTCTCCATACAAATACTTTTAATTCATCTAGTAATCTTTTAGAGTGTATTACTGCAGATTTATCATTAATAGATTCTTGGAGTTTTGCTATTGCTAGGGGCCTGGTTTTACTTGTATTTGAAAAACCTGGTACCATGTTTGAATTTAAGCCGTGAGGATCAAAATAACTATCCGCAGTTACGTTACCGGACTTAGGAGAGTGATATAGATTTGCATACCCTCTTTCTTGTATAGTTTCAATAGTGGACCATCCTATATTAGCATTCTCTACTACTAGTAAAGCGTTATTATATTCTGTAGCTATTCCTACTAATAAGTGTGCGAATTCTTTAGGAGGTAACTGTCCTTTATATTCTCCTGCTTGTTTACAGTTTTCTATATCTATAATATGAAAGGTAGAGAAATCTTTTCCATCTCCTCTTGCTACGTCTGCTACTATCATATAATTCCTAGAATAATCTACATGTTCCCATATCCATAAGCTTTTATCTACTCCTCTTCTCTCTTGAGGATCTATTCTAAAGCTTTGTTCATAAAATTCTAAAAGTTCTCCATATATTACAGTATCACCAGAAGTTGAGAAATCACAATCACACTCTTGTGCTGCTAGTCTAGGGTCTCCTAATTGTGCATCTTGTGCATCTCTCCAGGCTTGATCTCTTTCAGGATGTACGTACCAGGGTAATTTAATTGGGAGGAAATCGTTTTCTCCAGTTTCTGCTGCTGTCCATGTTTTATGAAACCAGTTACCGGTTCCGTAAGGAGTTGATAGTACTATTGCTCCACCACCTGTCGCTAATGTTTGTTGAGCAGAAGCCCATGTCTCTGCAATATTGTCTATAAAAGCAGCTTCATCTATTAATAGTAAAGATACAGCTTCAGATCGAGCAGCATCTGCATTAGAAGATTTTGCAGTTATTTTAGATCCATTCGATAGTCTAAGGCTTAGTTTATTCTTTTCCTGGTATCCTACTTTCATCCACGATGGTAGGTTTTCATACATAAACTGTACTTTGGATACTAGGTTTCTTGCTGTTGCTTGAGTTGTTGCTAAAGTAAGTACGTTCTTGTCTTTGTGAAATAACATTAACCATAGTGAATATCCTGCTGCAAGGGTTGATATTCCTAACTGCCTAGACTTTAATATTATAGAGTAATCATTTTCTTGAAAGTGCTTTATAGATGTTTCTTGAAAAGGATAT